CGATCTGGTCGATCGCACCTGACTGCCCTGGCACAAGCTCGCTCTCGGCGTCGCCCCACAGCCCGACGTGCATCACCATCTGCTCGCGCCACTCGAAGCTCGTCTGCCATGCGTTTGGTTGCGAGTGGAGCTTGCGATACAGCGGCAGCTCGCGGGCGAGTCGCTTGCCGCCGCCAGGCGTCCGCTCAAGCAGGTGGAGCGGCAGGCCCGCCACCGTCTCGGCCAAAATCCGCAGGCACGAAAACACCGCCGCGACCGAGGTCGCATTCTCTGGCGTGATTCGCACGCCGGCCGGCGAGCGACCGCCGCCATCGTCATCCCACGATCGCTCTTCGCCGGGGAGCCAGAGAATCCGGTGTTCGTGAGCGATCATAGAAAAAAGATCTCGGGCGTTTGTGACGGCGTTTGGTCGGCTATGACCCAGCACCCAATCGCCTGACACAAGGCGACGATGCCGTCGATTCGTTCCGTTGACTTGGCTTTACTCGGATAAATGTTCCCGTAGCGGTCTTCGTGCACCGCGACGTTTCCAGCGCACCACGTCAGGATAGGATGCCCTGCGTGTCGAATCTTGGAATTGCCGACCAAGTTTTCCAGAGCCTTGGCCGGCGCACTCATCGCGCGACCGCCCTGCGGAAATCCTCTCATTTCAACCCCGTCCCCTTGCAGCATATTGGCGATCATCTGTCCGTTGAACTTTAGGTCGACCGCCAGTTGTCGCACGCGGTATTGCTCGCAGATGGCGGAAATGTCGCGATGGAGAACCGTGTAGTCGGTCACGTTGCCGTCCGTGGTGCGGAGATGTCCATCGCGTATCCAGTCGGTGTACGGCACCTTGTCCCGCTGGCTCCGCTCAACGGCATTGGATTCGGGAATCCAGAAAAACGGCAGCACGTCAATGCTCCCGTCCTCGGGATCTGGGCAGACGAGGACGAGGGCCGAGAGGTCGTAGGTCGTGGCAAGGTCAAGGCCCGCATACACGGGCCGGTCGCCGAATGCGCGGAGTGGCAGGGAGCCTTGCTGCCACGTTTCCGGCGACAGCCACCGAACGTCAGAAGAGGTCCACGTATTGAGCCGGTAGCGGAGGAATGAATTGAGCTTGGTTGGCGATTGCTCGGCCTCGCGAGCGTCGAGGGCAAAGTCCTCCGGTTTGATCGTGACGCCCCACGACGGGTTCGCCTGCGGCCACACGTCGGGGTCTTTCCAATCTGCGTCGGCTTCCATTTCGTGGATGCAGGAAAAGAACGTCGGGTCGTGCTTCCAGTTTGCCGCGACAGCTTTCGCGTACTGGTACTGCTCGTAGCAGATGCCCTTGCGGTCGTAGCCGGCTGTGGTGATTGAGCAGAGCAGCGGTTGCTCGCGAGCGGCACCGCCGTAGCGAAGTGCATCCCACAGGCGGCGGTCTTTTTGGGCGTGAAGCTCATCAAATAAAAGCCCGTGGATATTCAAGCCTTCCGCTCGGAACGCATCGGCCGATAGGACGCGGTAGAACGACGCCTCTTTGCGGAACGCAATCGTGCGGCGAGAGTCGATGACCTCTAGCTGCTGCGAGAGCAGGGGGGAGGCTCGCACCATGCTTGCGGCCTCGCGGAACACGACCGATGCCTGCTCGCGGTCGGCCGCGGCACCGTAGACCTCGGCCCCATTCTCGCCATCCATGACGAGAAGATAGAGACCTATGCCCGCGAGGATCGTAGACTTGCCCGACTTCTTTGCTGTCGAGATGTACGCTACGCGGTAGCGGCGCAGATCGTCGGCGACACGCACCCAGCCGAATAGCTCCGCGATCATTTCCTTCTGCCAATCAAGCAGCAGAAAAGGCTGATTGGCGAACTTTCCCTTGCTGTGCCGCAGCCAGCCCTCAAAAAACTCCATGGCGTGAACGGCCCGCTCGGGGTCGAACCAGTAATCAAGCCCCTGTTTTTTTGCCGCGCTTTTGGACAAAGGCTGCAATCGGGTCTGATTCGGCGTTGCCATTGGTCGTGCTTACCTGTGACCGGCTGCTCGGCGTCATGCCGAACTCTTGCTCAATCCGCAGCATTGCGGCGTGGTGCCGGTGCATCTGCGTTGCCCACGGGGCGACCTGCGTGTATTTGATTCGGAGCTTTCCATCGGTGCGGTTTGGGTCTGGCTCCCAGTGCGTGTATTCCTCGCCGCCGACTTTCACTTTCTCATAGCAGGCAAGATAGAGCGACGATTCGATGCAGTATCGCGTCAGCGTTGGCACGTCGGCCTCGGTCAGCACGCGCATCCGCGCGAGCTTTGGCACAGTGTCGTTCCAGATTTCAATGCCCTTCGCGTCGAGCGTCTTAGGCGGCGGGAAGTCTTGCGGCACGAGGGCAGGCGTAGGCTCGCTCGATGGCAGCGACCCCTTCGACGGGTTGCCGCGAATGTATTTCAGAATCGAAGGCTCGGGGGCGGGGCCGCGTTTGCCCATGGTTTTCTCCTACATCGTGCTGTGCTGTGTTATTTGGCGTCTAACTGGAGACAGTAGCTTTTCCGCTAGCGTCATTGCCCGTCCGATAGCCTGATCCATGTCGTAGTAGCGGTACTCACCAAGGCGGCCAGCGATCAGTAAATCACGACAATCATCTGCCCGCTTCCGGTACCGCTCGTAAAGTGCCGCATTGGTGTCATCTGGAAATGGGTATTCGTACTCGGATGGGTTGGTGGGCGAGAATGGAATCTCGGTTGTTACGACAGAGCCGCGAATGCGATTTGCCACGTCGGGCTGCATCATGTGCTTCCACTCCAACGTGCGAATGTGCGGGCCTCCCGCGTGCGTCGGGTTGTTGACCTGACCACGCCGCTGAATGTAGTTCGCGTCTGGGTCGTACCGATGGTCTCGCCGCTGGCCTCGGTACTGAAGCCTGCCGAGATCGAACCCAAAGAACTCGTCTATCGGGCCGGTGAACACGAGGCACTTTGATGCGTGAATCTCGTCCCGCCGCTTCAAGTAGTCGTAGTTCAACACGACGGGGATGCCGTCAAGCATTCGTCGCGTCCATTCAGCATACCCATCGACCGGGATGCCTTGGTGTTTTGCGTGAGGCTTAAGCCGAGGGTCATCGTCGGGACGAACGTCAAACCGACTGCACAACTTCGGGTCAAGCGTTTTGCACGATACGCCCCACTGCTTCTCGTTGTATTCCCTTACGAACTTGTCGTAGATGACTCGCGGCATCATCGACAACGCTGCTTCTTCAAAGTTGGACGGCGAGCCCGAAAACTCCGGCGACCATGAGTCGCCGACCTTTTTGCGGACGTAGGACTCGCCAAGAGGCCACGGCACAAGGTCGCCATCCGCGGCTGATAACAGCGCGGCCTCGTATCGAAAGAATGATCCAAACCGGCTCGCCCACTCCCAAATGCGGTCGCACGACGTGCGGAAATAGTGCGGGCCGTAGGTGTGGATTCGGATACCCGAACAATGAGCGTGATCGTGGACGTTCCCGCCCATGTGGCTGCGGCGATCCACGACCAAGACCTCTCGGCCCGCATCGGCCAGCGTGCGAGCGATCACGGCTCCTGTCAGGCCAGAGCCGACAACGAGGTAGTCGACTCGCACTACGCAGCCCTCGGCTTGCGGTGCTTTTCGTCGATGATTGCTGGGCAGGCATTCCTCCACGTCACGGCGTGATGAATTCGCTTGTGAGTCACGCCCATCCGCGAAATCTTCACGCACGACGGAGCGACGAGGACAGAGTAGAACGATTTGATGTAGGTGCCCAGGTCGAGGTACACGTCCGTGCAGCCTCCGCTTTTTGCTTGCGTGGCAGGTTGTTGAATACGAAGGCGTGGGATAGTTGCGAACAACTGGCCTCGTCTCCCGCATTCGACATACAAGTTCACGTCATCATTGACTCGGCCGCGGAATGTGGCTGGTCGGTCAGTGCGAAAAAAGAAACTGTTCATGACCTTGCGAGAGAAAAATCCCTGCTGCGCAAGCTTCACGAATCGTCCGCCGCCTCCGCCAATGAAGTCACCGCCTTGCGCGAACGCAACCGACGCCGCATCGGACGCATCGAGAAATTCAAGGCATGCGTCAATCACTGGGTCGAGGTTCTTGATCACTGACTCAGTGGTCGTGGTGAGGTATTCCAAGCCGTTGGTCATAGACCAATGGAATGTCGGGTAGTCATCGTCCAGCTGCCAGAAGTGACTCAGGCCGAGTTCTTTAGCGATCGCGAAGTTGTAGTTGCGAGCGAACACAACTGAATTGCGCTTGCCGTAGTTGTCGCACGCATCGACCGATTCGGCCACTTTTTTCTTATCGAAGATGAGTACCTCATCCCCGTAGTTGTCGATGTACTTGTCGACCTGCTTGTCTTCGTTATCTACGAGAAGGTAGATGTCGCCGGTGTACCCGCTGCGCTTGAGCGCGTCGTACGTTAGGACGCTGTCTGCTCTGCCGTGGGTCAAGATGAACGTGGCAAATGTGCGGCCATTGGGCTTTTTCTTACTCGACATCGGCAGTCTCCTTCTCCTCGGCATATGCCGCATCAAGTGCCTGCCCAAGCCGCGTCCAACCGTTTTTGATTGCTGCGTCGAGGTCAACGATCACGAGGGCACTGTCTTCCATCAACTGCTGCACGTCGGCCTCGGAGTGAGCGTAGTAGTTGGCGATTTCTTGAAAGTTGAAAACGACGTGCCGATAAGCGGCAGCACGGAGGAAGTGCTTTTCGTTTTCGGGTAGATCGCTGGCGTCGATCGCCTTGAGGAGCTTGAGGCAGTACGCCTCATCGAAGCACTGCGACAGGTCTGGTTTGTCTCCGATCTTCGCGTACGGAGGAACTTCGACCTTGTCGGTGTATGGATTCTCGCTCTCCTCGTCATCGCCGCCTTCGGGGCCTTCTAAGGTCGAGTCCGAGAGCGACTCGTAGAGCCCTGCCTGCGCCGCAGTCGCAGCCATCATTTGCTGCAACGCCTCGCTCCCGGTATCCACGTTGCGGAGCAGTTCATCCAACTTGGCCGCGTCGGAGTCGGCCATCGCAGCAAGCGGGTCAAGCGTGGCAAGCAACTTGTCGGCCTCGGCTTCGTTCACGTCGAGGATCAGCACCGGCACGTCGCCGTCGCCAAGCGTCTCGGCTCGGAGGTGGCCGTCAATCAGCATGAGCGAGCCATCGGGCAACTCGCGGGCGAGGCAGGCGTCGGCCAGCCCGATCTCGGAGAGGACGCCCCGGAGGGCGTCTTGCTGGGCCTTGGGGTGGGTTCGCCAGTTCTTCGGATTGGGCTTGAGATCGCTGGCAGGCACCATACGGAGCGATTTGACGCGGTTTCGAATGTTCATATAGGGGAACTATTGGTGGAGGAAAACGGGCCGGAGAACGCAGATTTGAGACTCGTAGAGGGGGGGGGCCGAAAACCCCCGGCCACGCACGCGCGGGGATCACCTGTGGTTTACCTCGTTGCCGGCCTTTGCCGTGCCCCCCCTATGGGGTCGGGTGTGGCCTCCGTTCTTTATATATGCACCCTGTGTCAACCTACGGGCTTCCAAAAGTTCCACGTCCCCCGGGTCAACCACCGCGCACTGTCTTCTTGCTGTGGCACGACGCACAGAGGCATTGGCCATTCGCGACGTCGTAGCGGAGGTCGGGCCTGCTCACCACCGACAGCACATGGTCTGCGTGGGCCTCGCGTCGCTTGGCACACACACGACCGCAGGCGCGGCATTGCCAGTTGTCACGCTCAAGCACAGCCAGCCGCCACGCCTTGTGCTGCGGCGAGCAGTAGCCTCGCT